GTGGCCGATATTAAATGTAGCCTATATGAATCATAATAAAGCTACTAATCTAAAAGAAAGAGAGGGATTGTATCCTATGTTTAGAGATAAACCTTGGGTGACGATTAAAGAAGGTAGAAATGGAAAAGGGTTCCGTGATTATATCCATAATATCAGACACCATTTATTTACGTTTTGCCCGGAAGGAAATGGGATTGATACACACAGAACATGGGAGGTTTTGTATATGGGCAGGATTCCAATTGAGAAGCGAAATATAAATAATCAATATTATACTGATTTACCTATATGTTTTGTTGATTCTTGGGAAGAAGTCACCTTGGAGTTCCTTTCGCTCGAACTCGAAAGGATAAAAACAACCACATGGAATTTTGATAAACTTACTTTTGATTACTGGAAAAATAAAATACAAAACCATGAATAACGTAGGAATGATATGTGATCTATCTTATGATAGACATCATCTGTTTAAAAGCTATTACCATGCAATTGAAAATTTGTATGGCCCTCCTAAAATAGTGAAAACCGTGGATGATTTAAAAGGGATTAAAATACTATTCATTGGTGACGATCATTATACTCCGCACAAAATAGTTTGGCAACAGCCTGATTTTATTCCATATTGTAATATCAACAATATAAAAGTGGTTGTGTTTACAAATGAGAAAATACTGAATTCTTTCTTTTCTTGGAATTCTGACAATCTAATCAAATTAAAAAAGATAAAAAATCTATATCACTATACAAGTGATGTGGAAGATTGCATAGCCTTGGGGACTAAAGTGAATCGGATGATTCCTTCCAAGAAGCTTAATGAAGCATTCACTATTTGCTCCGATAAGAAAGATGCTGTTATATTTATTGGAAATGTAAACTGCCCACGGAATTCATATAGAAACAGAAAAAATGTTCTAGAACAGTTGCAGAAAATAATGTGCATTGATGTTGTTCCTCCAACTATCCCAAAATGGGAAGACTATTTGCTTCGGATTTCTGAATATAAATTTGTACTTTCACCCGCAGGGAACGGAGACTTTTTCCCAATGCGATTTTATGAGATTTTGAACGTAGGCTCTGTTCCTATCCAACAAGTAACGGATAAAACATTAGAGTATTATGATATTGAAAAAGAATTTAAAAATTGCATCTTTTTCAAAGAAGTTGAAGAATTGAAGGAAAAGTTAGAATCTTTTGATCTAAAACAACAAAATCCATTTTGGTTGGAAGATTATTTAATTGATACATTAAGAAAGGACGGTTTATTATGATTCCATTAATGCGAAATACATTTATCAATGAGTTTTCCACTAAGACAGCTCTTGCTAATTTTATCAAGAATTCGGAAATATTAAGCATGAATACTCAATGCAGTTCTTTTGAGATTTCTTTTGCTCAGAAACAAGACCGGGATTTCGCTGTTCTTTTTAATAGTGGAGGAAGTGCTAATTTAGCGTTGTTGCAAGCATTGAAGAATTTAGGTAGAATATCCGAAGGTGATAAAATTGGATTTTCTGCTCTTACATGGTCTACCAATGTGATGCCTATTATTCAAATGGGATGTATTCCGGTAGCTATTGATTGTGAAATTGATTCATTGAATGTCAGCTCTAAAAAACTCACAGAAACTCTGAAAAAAGAAAAGTTAAAAATGGTGTTTTTAACTAATGCTTTGGGGTTTGTAGATGATATTTGGAATATAAAAGAGATTTGTGATTTAGGAGGCATCATTTTAATTGAAGACAACTGTGAGTCTCTTGGTACTGAAACCCCCTATGGGAAAACTGGGAACTTTGGAGTAGCATCTACTTTTTCATTCTTTGTCGGACACCACATGTCTACTATTGAAGGAGGTATGGTTTGTTCGGATGATGATGAATTGGTTGAAATGTTGAAAATTGTTAGAGCGAATGGATGGGATAGGAATTTGACGTTACGGCAGCAAAGAACATGGCGAGAAAACAACGGTGTGTCTTCTGAGTTTGAAGCTAAATACACATTCTATGATTTAGGATACAATTTACGCCCTACTGAAATCACCGGATTTTTAGGATTAAATCAATTACCTTATTTGGATGCTTCGGTAAGCAAAAGAGAGTCTAACTACATGTTGGTGGAATTTGCTATGCAAGATAATCCTGATTTTATATGCCCAAAACATAATAGGATTACAAAACTATCATCGTTTGCCATTCCTGTAATTTGTAAAACTCCCGAATTGCGAAAAAAATACTTAACCAAATGTGCTGATTTTGGTGTTGAAACAAGGCCGATGATTGCCGGGAACATCCAAAATCAGCCATTTTATTCTAAGTATGTTTTAGAGGAACAATACACACCTAACAGTGATTTTCTACATACAAATAGTTTCTATTGTGGGAATTATCCTGAAATGACAGAAAATGATTTGAAAACAATACGTAAAATTTTGACTAAAGATTGATTTATGAATAAAGATAGTAAAATACTGGTAACAGGTTGTCAAGGGATGCTTGGTTGGGCAATGGTCAGAGAATTGGATCAGTTGGGGTATGATAATGTCAGTTGCATAGATAGAGTTGATTATGATTTATTAAATCAGCGTAGAGTATGGGAATTATTCGAGAAAGAAAGGCCCGAATACGTTTTCCATATAGCTGCAAAAGTGGGAGGGATTTTTGCAAATGATTCACAAAGCGGAGCTTTTATTTATGAGAACTTAATGATGCAATGCAATGTGATTGAAGCCGCGAGGATTTATAATGTGAAAAAGCTTTTATTCTGTGGATCTGCTTGCATATACCCAAAAGACACAGCTCAACCAATCAAAGAAGACTCCCTTTTAACAGGCTCATTGGAAAAAACAAACATTGGATATGCGATTGCTAAAATATCAGGAGTTGTGATGTGTCAGATGTATAGAAAGCAATACGGATGTAATTTTGTTTCAGTAATGCCCACAAATATATACGGTAGAGGTGATAATTTCAATTCAAACACCGCTCATGTTGTTCCGGGGCTAATAAACAAATTCAACGATGCTAAGGTAAATAAAAGCCTCTCAGTTGAAGTATGGGGCACGGGGGAAGCAAGTAGGGAATTTATCTATGTAGATGACCTTGCCAATGGGCTGGTGTTTGTTATGAACAATTATGATGATTCCGAAGTAATCAATATTGGCTCTGGGGACATTATAAAAATAAAGGACGTTGTTCAAACCATAAAAGATGTAGTCCGGTATAATGGGGATGTGGTGTACAATGGGGTTTTGGAAGGGGTTAAAGATCGTAGCTTAGATATTTCTAAAATAACAGCACTTGGCTGGCAACCTAAAACAAAATTTGAAGACGGGGTTAAAGTAGTATATGATTGGTATTTGAATAATTATACATTTTTGAGAAAATGAGTAAGCAAAGAACAGTTGTTTTAGTATTGCGGAGCGGGAAAGATTTCACTATACAGGATGTTGAGTTGATTACACATCACATAAATAGTAAATGGAAGTATGAGATAAAGCCGAGAATTGTCTGTCTTTGGGATAAGGCTTCTCGTGCGTATTCTTTAGGTAACATCGAACTGATTCCATTAACAAATGATTATCCCGGAACTTGGTCGCGAATGCAACTGTACAGCCCAGAAATGGAAATGTACCGTCCTTTTCTTTACATGGATTTGGACACTGCTGTAATTTCTTCCTTGGAAAATATATTTGATTTAGTAAAAGATGAAAGTCAATATATCCCTTTGGAAGATTTCTATCAAAAGAAACAACTTGCTACAGGGTTGGTTTGGTTCCCGGCCAATTCTGATAAAATTAAAAAAGTATGGAATTCATGGGATATATCAAAACTGATTGGAGGTCGAATGGACTATTTTTTAAGGAAAGTTATTATTCCCGATTGTTTCTGGCAACAGTTGACGTATTCGATAGTTGATTTTAAGCCTAAACATAGGGAATTTCTAACGATCTTACCAAAAGGAACATCTTTGGTTTGCTTTCATGGAAAGCCCCGCATACCGAATGCTACGCATATAAAATGGGTTAATAATTACGTAAACGATTAATTATGAAAATAAGCATCATCATCCCATATAAAGTAGATCGTGGTTGGTTAAAATATGCTGTTGATAGTGTTCCAAAAAGTGTGCAATTAATCCTTAGCCAAGGAGAAGGGAACTGGCCTCAAAATTTCAACAAAGCCCTTTCTAAAGCAGATGGAGGCTTAATTAAGTTCTTACATGAGGATGATATGTTATCCCCAATTGCAATACAAGCGTATATTGATGCTTTCACTTCTCCTGAATTTAAAAATATAGATTTTGCACACGGCTTGGCATACGAGGTTGATGCAAATGGCGTGAACATAGGCAGATTATATAAACCAAAGATTAAAAATCCATCTTTGTCTGATTTGCTTATAACCAATGTAATTCACAGCGCATCCTTGATATATCGAAGAGAGGTGTTTGGTAAAATAGGGGGATTTGATGAAAGCCCAAATGTGCATTCATTTGAAGAATATGAATTTAACTTACGTTGTTTGAAAAATGGTTGCAATATCGGATATATTGGCGTACCTTTAGCGTATTATAGAAGACACCCTAATCAGATAATTCGGACTTGTGATATAGTTCAAAGAAAACAAAACAGAGCAAACCTATTAAAAAGTTACGGAGCATGATTCAAGCGAATGTAGACAGGCCTATTTTTGTAACAGGAGCGCAACGTTCCGGTTCTTCTATTATTGCTCGCATCATAAGTTTATCCGGAGGATATGCCGGGAATGTATCGCATATGTACGAAAATGTAAATATCCGCAAGGAAGTTGATTTGCATTACTCTACAATGGGGATGTTGAACCCGACACAATTCCAGTTTCCTTTGCCAAATACAAAAGAACTGTTGATTCCTATCAATTGGAAAGATCGAATACTACATGCTATATCACAGGGGCAAGTCCCAACAGAAGATGAAATATTTTGGATGTATAAAGGATATAGCCTTTGTCAAGTATGGCCGATATGGAATTATGCCTTCCCAAATGCAAAGTGGATTATTGTTCGGCGCAGAACGGGGGATATTGTATCTTCCTGTATGAAAACAGGATATATGTCTGCTTTTAAAGACAAAGATATTCAAAAAGCCGTAGGTGTTTCTAATGAACAGGACGGTTGGATATGGTGGGTGAATGAGCACGAGAAGTTATTCATTGAAATGATTGATTCTGGTTTGAATTGCAAAATTATCTGGCCAGAAAGAATGGTAAATGGTGATTATTCTCAAATATGGGAAATGCTTGAATGGCTTGACTTAAAATGGCATGATTCTATAATCAAAACCATAGACCCGATGTTGTGGAATTCTAAGCAAAAAGATAAAAAATAATATTTATGGCAACAAGAGTCACACCTGATGAAGTAAAAGAGATAATGGATGGGTTAACAGCAACCGATTCCATTATAGAAACATTTATCACTGCGGCAAGTGCCGTAATAGATCAAGTGTTTGCTGGTGACACAGTGATTAGTTCTACACTGTTGAAGGAACTTGAAAGATGGCTAACAGCTCACTTTATAGCATCTACCATTTTTAGAATGGCCTCGGAAGAGAAATTAGGTGAAGCTCAAATGAAGTACACCGGAAAATGGGGTGAGAATTTAGCCTCCACTTCATACGGCCAGACGGTGAAGCTGCTTGACATCACAGGTAAAATGAGTCAAGTAGGAAAGTCCGCAGCAACAATATTTGCAGTTACAAGTTTTAACACGAGCGCAGAATGAGCATAACTGGATTTTTAACAAAGACATGTACTCAAACAGCGGTATATTGGGGCTACCCACACAATGACGGCCAAGGTGGTTTTACGTATGATTCACCAAGGGAAATAAAGTGCAGGTGGGAAGATCGCAATGAGACGTTTGTCGCTCCAAATGGAGATGAGGCTGTTTCTAAATCAGTTGTGTATGTGCTTGAAGATTTAGAACAAGAAGGATATTTGTATTTAGGTACTTTGGATTCTTTATATGATAGTGCTGAGAGTTCAGGAATCACATTAGATCCAAGTGAGATAGATGGTTGTCAACGGATCAAAAGATTTGATAAACTCCCAGCATTAAGCTCTACTTCTGAATTTTTAAGAAAGATATATCTAACCAGTAAAAACATGGTGTAATGGCTAAAACATACTCTTTAGGTGATACAGGGATTAAGGGGTTTGACGATGTAATGCGAAACCTTAATGAAGAAATACAGAAGATTGAAGGGCGAACTATACAGGGCATTATTAAAGCTGCGATAGACATTCGTAGGGATATGGCTTCTACACCCCCTTTAATTCCTATAAAAACAGGAAACTTGCGAGCATCTTGGTTTATTGTAACGGCAAAAGGAGTAGAAAGCAAACCTCCTGTATTTGATAATTCAGAAAAAGGGGCTGCTAAAGTGCAAGAAGCGTATAATGCTTCAATTTCTGAGGCGCAAAGCACTGTGGCAGCATCAAGTAAAGAAAATCCTTTTCTTGTTATGGGATTTGGAGCTAATTATACGATGCCTGTGCATGAAATGATAGGTGATATTGAATGGTCAGCTAAAAATACAGGCCCTAAATTTTTTGAAAGTGCTTTAAAAAGAAGAAAAGATGCTGTTTTGAAAATTATACGAGATAATGCTCAAATAAAATGATAAACAATGAACCCAACATCATTTGATATAAAAGATATTTTAGAGTCGGAAAGTTCTTTAGGGCTGATCTATGCTACAAATCTTTTTATAGGAAAAGAGCCAGCCACACCAAAGAACACAGTAACGATATTTGACACTCCGGGATTCCCGGATGAACTGTTGCTCACAGGAAGTGAAAAGGGAGGGAGTTATCAGTACCCAGCGGTTCAAATCAGGGTTCGCAGTACAAAATACATTGACGGATACAATCTTATAGAAAACATAAAGAGTGTGCTACATGGCCGGGCAAACGAGACATGGGGTGGTTCTTTATATTCAGTAATCAAATGTTCCAGTGGTCCCGCATTGTTGGATTGGGATGATAATTCAAATGCAAGATTCATTTGTAACTTTGACCTGCAAAGAAGAAGTGGATATTAATTTAAAATTAAAAAGGAGGTAAAATTATGAGTAATGCTAAAGCAGGTGTTGGCACTTTATTTCGCAGGTGGAACACCGTCACCCATAAATGGGTAAACATCGCTGAAATAAACTCTATTACCGGCCCAAGTATGTCAAGGGACACGATAGACGTGACCAGCCTTGACTCAACAGGAGGGTACAGGGAGTTTATAACCGGATTTCGTAAAGCGGGAACAGTTGCTCTCAAAATGAATTTCACTCGTCCAACGTATGAGCTAATGAAAGACGATTTTGAGAATGATGCGTTACAAAATTACGAAATTGTGTTGCCGGACATTGAAAACACAACGATTGAATTTGAAGGTCTTGTTACAGAATTACCTTTAACCGTACCAGCGGATGATAAAATGACTGCTGATGTGACTATTCAGGTATCTGGGCAAGTGACTATCAATTCAGGAGCAAGTTCAGGTTTAACCTAAATTGCTTTAAATTTAATACTAATCAAGTATTTGTTTTTTAATTTTAATCATTAAAATATTTTAATCATGGGAATGTTAGACAAGTCGATGCTGTTAACGAAACAAGCATTAAAAGTTGAAAAAGTTGAATTTGAAAATGGTGATTTTGTTTATGTTCGGGAAATGACCGGAAAAGATCGGGACAATTTCGAAAATTCTATTTTAAAAGCCCGCCGTGATGCCAAAGGCGACATAAAAGGGTACGATCAGGTAATGGATAATTTCCGTTCTAAACTGGCCGTTGTTACTTTGTGTGACGAAGAAGGTAGTCTATTGTTTGAACCAACCGATGCTGATAAATTAAGTTCCAACATAAGTATCACTTATTTGGAAAAGATTGTTGAAAAAGCATCATCATTGAATGCTATAACCCCAAAAGATAAAGAAGAGTTGATAAAAAACTCAGAAGCCGACCCGGACGGCAATTCCAGTTTAGACTCTGCCGGGAACTTGGAATAATCCACCCAGATTACCTATTGGATCAATTAACGTCCTTTCAAATAAGTGAGTGGGAAGTGTACGATAGAATTGATCCAATAGGCACATGGCGGGAAGATTCTCGGTTTGCAAAATTAGAAGCTTTGATTCAAAATTTAGTAAGTTCAATATATTGCTCAAAGGGGGAAACTCCGAAATTAGTAACACCCGAAGATTTAATGCCTGATTGGACAGGGGAAAAGAAACAACAGGAAGAGAAAACACAATCAGTAGAAGAAATGAAAGCTATATTTATGAGTATAGCACGAGAGCAAAACAAGAAAGTGGAACGCTTGAATATGAAAACACCTCCTCCTAAAAAG